CAACGCAGCAACAAGTTGCTCTGCCGCAGCAGGCGAGAACTCGTTGTTAGGTGGCGCTCCCTGCTGCATCGCTGCTTCAGGCCCGCCAGCCAAACCAAGAGCCTGCTCAGGAGCCATCATCTGGCCCTCTTCAGGAGCCGGGGCCATAGCAGCCTGCTCCTTACGGATCTCTTCGTCAGCCTTCTCAATCGCGCCAAAGATATCCAAGCCCTTCTTACGGTGCTTCTCAATCTTAGCGACATACACCACCGGCAACTGACCGGACAAAGCCTGCTGCTGGATCGAAGCCATGACCGCTTCCTCCAACTGCTCCTCATCGACCCTACGCCCTTCCATCTCGGGATCGTCAATGAACGGATGCTTGGTACGGAAGGTACGTAGACTGATGCCCTTCATTCCAAGCAACTGTCCCAACTGGATAGTGGTTGCCTGAATGTCCGCGCCGGGAATCGAATGCGAAACCACGTTGTCGTAGGTTTCAAAGTGTTCGCTCGGAGTGAACTCCACCTGCGACGAATCGCCCGCATAGCCGGTGAACATGGAGAACTTCTTGTTACCGAAGTAGCCGTCGTAGGTAGCGAAGATCGATTCGTTCAGATATGGAAGGTAAGCCTCCATAATCTCCTGCATTTCCTGAATACGCGGGTCCAGAGCGGCACCCATGAGCGAGTCGATACCGCGTCCGGTACGCAAAGCCCCGTATGTTTCACCACCAATTTGAGGTACGGTTCCGGTAGAGATCCGTGCATTACGTTCCAATCGGTCGATTGCAATGTTCGTAGACGGATCAGGTGTCGAACGCAACTCTCCGATCTGTTCAGCATCAAGCAGGATATTTACCTGCCCCTCGCGGCCATCTTTCCACTCGCCGCCGACAATCATCGGTACCTGACCCGACCGGCCAATGATATACCGGTCAGGGAAGATCGCCTTCTCTGTCGCCATGATATCCAACGCCATCATCTTCGACATCAAATCCACAATGCCGACGACATTGGAAACCGATGACGCGATCTTGTCCAACGTGACACGCCCCGGCGTAATCACACACGGAACACCAGCCCTGTTGATAGAACGAGACAATTCGATTGATGTCGAATGATACGGATAGGACTGGTTGTAATGGTTATACCTTGGACCCATGATCCCGATGACCATGTGTTCCTCGTCAACCCACTCAACGATGTCCCAAAGTTCCTGCCGCGCCCTGTCGTCAGTTTCGACAGGCCCACCGTTCTCTGAACGCGCAGCCGGATAGCGGGCACGCAGCCAATCACCGGACTTGCCGTGGACAAAGGCACAATTTGACGGCGGGTCATAATCCTCGTATGTTTTCGGTTCAGGGTAGACGCCAAGCGGATCACGAATATCGATCCTTGGAACACCCCTTTCAAAGTCGGGAGACACCACGAGACAGGAGGTGGCGTACCCGGCCAGATGCCGGTACGCGCGACGCATCTTGATCTTGTAACGCGACTGGTACCACGTAGCAGCCAACGCCCTACGCCTGATATCTGCGTACTCCCTAGAACGAACCCCCCGTTCCTTGCTGCCGTCGATTGCAGGGCAACCAATAAACGGCATCACTGAAGCGGCGCGCTGTGCAACCGCATCGATGTTCTCTGAAATCAATGCTGGGGTCAGCGGAGGAAGAACTGGTTCATCATCCATCGAAGGGATGGGAATGACATAATCACCGTTATAGCGATCCTTGACATCCAACATCTTTGACAACAAAGGAGATTGAACGTCTTGTCTTTGCCTGACAATCCCGACGATCTCATCAAAGGTATACATCAAAACACCTTACTAGAAGACAGGGATGCCTTCCACGGTAGTCCTTTAAAGTTAAATTGTGAAGAGTCAACGTCAAAAGATTGTTTCCTTTGACGCCAAAGTATCCAGATAAACCACAAAGCCATGACCTGATCCTGCCGAAGACGAGTACCACGCTTCAAAGGACGCCACGCCTTCAACTGGCGAATCAACTGGTCAACCATGTGCCTAGTGGACTTGTCGTCCGCATACGGAATATCGATCTCGCCGCGCATAAACGACAACGCCATCGACGGTACACCAATCGTTTCGTCGTACTTGTTGACACCAGTGAGATGCTCACGTACACGAAACCCGTAACGATTCGTCATCTCAACCAACCGTTCATCACGAGACAAACCCTTCTGGAACACCATCGCTTCGATCACGACATCGGAAACGCTGGCACCATTCCTCATGCATTGGAGAACAGCGTCCTCCACGACACCAAGAATCTGCTCGTTGCGGGTCAGACCAGTATCTTCCCGAACGAAAAGAATCTTAAGTTTTCCTTCGTGCGGCGTAGCAGCCACAACACAATTATTGGAACCGAGAGCAGGATCAAGCCCAATATAAATCGAACAATCTTTCGGTGGTTCATGGTTAACGGACCTCAAAGGATTCAAACACTTCTGGATAGAGTCATCGGTAAATGTCGCAGACATGGACGATGATGGTTCCTGCATGTAGTTCCGTGACCAAGCCTCTTCACCCACCTTGCGGCGAATGCGATCCAACTTCTCCATCGTAAACATTTCAGGCCACAACGGTTCAGGCTCACCCTGCTTATTCGTAATGATCGCAGGGAACTTGATGACCTTCAAAAGATCGCTATCGATCTCCTCCATTACCCGCTGATAGAAATCATCCTCACCGACACGAGTCCCATTGATAGTGGTGCGCCCATTCTCGCCGGGACGAGTCAACCAATCCTGACGAAACACCTCGAACATCTGTTCAGTCAAATTGAGAGAAACACGAGACTGGATATCATCGATATGTAGATGATCGGTACGGGTACCAGCGATCTTTGACCGCCAACCCAACCCAACCATCGAATAATCACGTTCATCGAACCGCTGCTTCTTGAATACATCGAAGTAGTCGGCCCCCCAAGACTGTGCAGTCTTACGTCCAGACTGGTTCTGGGGTACGAAAGGCCCGAACTTGGCTACATATCGGGGATATGGGCCGTGTGGTTCCATACGGGAACGGATACGGCTAAGGATCTTGCGGGACATATCCTGCCCCTCAGACCCTACGGTGATACGGAACTCAGGGTTCGTAGCAAGTTTGTAGCAGAAATAGTCTTCGGCTAGGGTCGTTTTTCCATGTTCAGGAGGCCAAAGAATCACCGTCATATTACCGGGAGGCGTGTTCTCGTAGGCGTCAATTGCCTGAATGTGGAACCACGGCGACATATGATCGAAGAACTGGCCCCTGAACGACGCAAACGAGCCATCCCACGGCTGATCTCCACGTCGAAGGGCTTCATGGCGTACAGCATCCGCGCGTTCCGCGAAATCAGGGATACGTTGACGCCATTTATCGTACGCTGACCGTGTGACACCAGCGATACGGCACGCTGCTTCGATCTTTCCATGCTCACGCAACCCCTCCATGAACAGGGCGCGTGTGGATTCGCCCTTATCCTTGGCGGCGTTGCCTTGATTCACGAGTGATCAAACACCGATTTGGCTACTTCAAGTTCAATAGTCTCAGATGCGATCACCACATCATCACTAGCAATCTTGACAGTATGGGTACCGATCTGATCCAGATCAACATCGACAAAGTAGATGCCGGTACCGCTACCACTAACCACAGTTAGCGATGTATCGTCCCCATCAGGCTTCCGTTGTGTACCAGTAGACGTAGTAGCCGTAGCCGTTCCTGCGGTCTTGAAGGTTGCGGTAACCCGTACCCGGTCACCCTTGTCGTAAGTAGCCATTACACACCCACCAGTAGTTCAAGCGTATGTTGTCGTTCTTCGTTATTTGACGATCCTGTTACATTCGTAACAGAAAGGACAAGTTCCGGCTGCGGAACCTTATGGGTAATTACTGCCGTGACCGTAGCCGCACCAGTAATCGCTGCCGCAGTCGGGATTTCCCTAACAATCGCAGCAACAACAGTCGCCGTACCCGTTACATCAGCCTCCACCGGAATCTCACGCACAATCGCAGCGGTCACCGTCCCGGTACCCGTTACATCAGCCTCCATGAACTGCGTTGAGGTAATCGCAGCCGTAACCGTTGCCGTCCCGGTAATAGACCCGGCAAGCGAAGCGACTTCAGTGAGCGCAGCAGTAACAGTTGCAGTACCGGTAATCGCTGCTGTAAGGGCTGCTTCTTCAACTATCGCCGCAGTAACTGTCGCCGTACCAGTGATCGCTGCCGTAAGAGCATGACTCCTGACACCCTGATAGGTGTAGTCCGCTTCCCGGTAGTCAATCCCTGACTGGCGATAGTCGATCATTCAACTTCCACCCATGAAGTCGTATCCTCGTCCCACTCGTACAAGGTGCCATCATCGGGATACGCCGTCGGAGGCTGCCACCGATAATCGTCATCCAACGACCACGACCCGAAGGGCTGCGGACTGTAGAACGCGCCAGCGTCCGCATCCCATGTATCACCAATACCGGCATAGTTGTGTCGGATCGACCCATTATACGAAGTCTGCACCCACGCCCCGCCGGTCGGCATGATCTCGTCCAGCAGGTCGATGCCTGCCTGTTCGGACTCCACACCATCGGTGACGGTTACGTCGTTGGACACGACGACAACCCCCTGAACGGTGCCGTCGATGACTTCTGCGTAGTGCGCCATGTCAGTCTCCTACGGTGTCAGGAATCGGACAATGACCGTGCCCGACCCTCCTGACCCGCCGTTCATTGCAGAGGGGCTGTTGTCGCCCCCACCGCCACCACCGCCCGTGTTCGCGGAACCAGCAGAACCGTTGGTCGTGTCCGAACCAGCGCCACCGCCGCCGTCACCTGGCTCACCGTCGCCGGTGCCGTCGCCGCGATCGCCGTCGACGAACTCGCCGCGTGGCCCGCCGCCGCCGACATCGCATCCCGCATCGCGATCATCGTCGCGACCGCCACCGCTATCATCCGGCGAGTCACACCAGTGCCCGCCAACGACCGAGGAATCGTCTGATGCCGAACCTGATCTCGATGACCCGCACCGCCGACCGTCGCTCCGTCACCGAAGCGCAGAAGGCGTTGACCGCCGCCGGGCACCCGACCCACGCCTCCGGCCATTTCGACCGGGCCACGTAC